CTGGCAAATTCCTACGTACGTAAACCGGTGTTACCGGAGTACCATCGTAGGCGTCCAGGCCGCAAGATTCACGGAACTTTCCGTTCCAGAATGACTTACGGTCGTTTACTCGAAGGTTAAACCATTCGAGCTCACGCTTCACAGCTTGCACATATTCTACTGGGACGATAATATCGTCCCCGTAGACACGCACACTCCTTTTCGCTTTAAGTAGCGAATTAGGAGTTAGACGGGACCCTTCAGCTCTAAGTATTGCGCTGAGAACTATGGTATAAAATACCATAGCCTCAATCGGGAAACATAGAGCTGAACCCATAGACGCGAACCTAGACAAGGTATGAATACCATGTCCAGGAACTTCCGCACGAGTCGAACGGCAAGCGAAGACCATCGACCGAAATATCGGTTGACGCTCAAGCATTTGCCAGACAAGGCGGGATGAAACGCGGTCCGAAGCATCCTTTAGATCAATCGTTGCAAAACGACCAGTCTTAGAGGAGCTAAGGGCCATCTTCTGGTTCTCGGTTTGATCCGAGAAGTTAACAGATCCACTAGTGAATCTGTAATTTTCCAGACGATCTACTAGGATTTCCAGAATGGCCTGCTGTGTGTATTGCACACATGCAGGTTCAATCGCAATGATCCTAGGGCCTTTCAGCGTTTTAGGAACAGTAATAACCCTAACCGGGAGTTCCTGTTCCGGGTCGACAAACTGGACACCAGCTAGTCGGTCAATGTATCCTGAATTAGGGATAACAAAGTCCGCAGCTGGGAACCAGTGGTCAAGCCTCCGGTGCCAGACAGGCAATGAAAATCTTCTATTAGATGGAAGACGTTCAGCTGTTGAACCGGGTCCATGCTTAGGTAGAACTCTTCCAGCATCGACTCGAAATGAGTCGGCAGAGAAGAGAGAACCCCAGAGAAGATTCGACACTTCGGTGAAGTGAGAGAATTCAACTGGAGTTTTACCTTCCAAGACCGAAGAAGAGGGAATATCACTATTTACACTTCCAGAAGGTCCTCTACAAAAGTCATCTCTTTCTTGAGAGGATTTAGTAGAGGCATGGGCAGTTGGAGCTCTTTGATCATCTTCTGGACTAGAAGCCCAGAATTTGGATAGAGAGTTCTCAAATGCAAGGACGGACCTGTCGGTCTCAAGGTATGAGTCAAAGGCTTTCCTTTCACGTTCTTTGGAACATGGAAGCAAAACCTTCTTGTTGAGCAAGCAGATCTGTCGAACTGCATGAACCGCAAGGTGATTCACT